TGGTCGTTCGTGCGCGCGTTTTTTATCTAGGCACGACGGGCAACATTTCTAAAGGGGCTAGCGGGCACAGCGGGCCCTTTCTTTTAAGTGTTTTAGTCTTATTTTACTTAAGTTAAAAGCCGCTAAAGCGGGATGCTGATCAGTAAGAGCGAAGCGGCGACAGTTTTAGGAGTTAGTCCAGCTGCTATCACTCACGCGATAAAGAAAGGGCGAGTTGTTCCGGTTGAGCGTGACGGGAAGCAATGGATTGATGGCGAGACGCTGAGGGAGCAGTGGGGCAATGCGCGGAGTCGGATGCGCAATGTCAATGCGAGGGTGCCGCAGTCTGAGCCGAAAGCTGTTGTAAGAGCTGCGGAAGATTTGCCGGATTACAACGAAAGCCGCGCGCGGACTGAGTGGCTTAAGGCTGAGCTGATGGAGCTTGAGCGTGCTGAGAAGGAAGGCGAGCTGGTGCGTGCTGATGAGGTGTCAAAAACTTGGGGTGACTTAGTTGCGATAACGCGGACCAAGATGATGGCGGTTCCGTCGAAAGCGAAACAGCGCATACCGGAGATCCCGGCGGATGCGTTCGTGGCGCTTGAAGAAATTGTGCGTGAGGCCCTGGAGGACTTGGCTAATGGCTGACATTGCTGATCTGATGCGTGGAGCTTTAGAGGCGTTCCGTCCGCCGGAGAAGCTGACGCTGAGCGAATGGGCTGATCGTTATGCGTTCTTGTCTGCTGAATCGAGTGCTGAGGCGGGCAGGTGGCACACGCTGCCGTATCAGAAAGGAATGATGGACGCGGTGACTGATCCGGCTGTGGAGCAGATCACGGTGATGAAGTCAGCGCGTGTTGGTTACACCAAGATGAT